GCGGGCGGCGTCGTGGGCGGCAGAGGCGGAGGGGGCGGCGCCGTGGGCGGTGGAGGCGGTGCGGGCGGCGGCGGCGGAGCGGGCGGCGACGTGGGCGGCGGAGGAGGCGGCGGCGGCGGCGCGGGCGGCGGCGGCGGAGCGGGCGGTGTGGGTGGCGCGGGCGGCGCGGGCGGCGGCGCGGGCGGCGGAGGCGGCGCGGGCGGCGGCGGCGGAGCGGGCGGCGACGTGGGCGGCGGAGGAGGCGGCGGCGGAGGCGGGGGCGGCGACGTGGGCGGCGGCGGCGGAGCGGGCGGTGTGGGTGGCGCGGGCGGCGCGGGCGGCGGCGCGGGAGACGGCGCGGGAGACGGTGCGGGCGGCGGCGGCGGCGGAGCGGGCGGCGGATGCGACGGCGTGGACCACCATCGCCGCCATCGTCCTCGACGAGGTCGCCCGATGCCGTTGAGCGAGACGGACGTCAGGCTGATCCTGACGTCCCCGCTGGGATGCCGTCGGCTATCTCGTCAGCTGGGTTGTGCTGAGCAAACGATCAGCGGAATCCGGAACGGCAAAACCCACACTCGGATCTGTCCCGAACTGCCACGCCGGCAGGCGGAGCCGCCCCAGTTGACCTGCAAAGCCTGCGTCCACTGGTTGCAAAACCGCTGCGGAATGGAGTTTCCCGAAGCGGAGATTATTGGAACCGTTTTTGCGCAGGAGTGCGCAACATTTTCTCGCAAGAATCGCCACCAATGACTAATGCGACGAAGCGCTATCCCGGCTGGCCCTGGCGCTGGCAGCCTGGCGATACGTGTTACGCCAGGACTACGAGCGGTGCTTTCACCGCTGAAGTGCGCATCGTTAATTGTGTAGTGGGGCTGCAATGGCCCCAATACATTGTTGAGGATAGATTAGGCGCACGCTATCGCATCTCTCAGATTCATCTCTCGTCATCCTCGCTGTCGCTTTCCGCATTGAGAAACCACCAATGAGCATCAACCACCTCGAACTGGCCAGCTTCGCCTGGGGTCTGGGCTTGGGCGTGACGTTTGGATCCTGGCGTCGCAGCTTCACCCACGAGAACACCGCTCCTAACAGCAGTGAAGAACGTCCGCGTCGATTTCGATCTGCGTCACCGCGTCGATCCCGCCCAACGGCTATAGCGTCTCAGCTGCGGCCACGCCTGCGGTAGGCGAATCTGCCGCGGCGCTGGAGCTGCCGGACAATGCAGCGTCGGCATGCCTGAGAGGCGATCCAGCCGCCGCTGCATCCGACCGATCATCCGCTGGGCATCGAGCAGATCCAGCAGCAATGCCGTCGCGTGCTGGCGCAGTAGATGATCAGGCTGTGCCAGCAGCTGGCGCAGCATCCGTTCCTCGGTCAGCTGAGCGTGCAGACTGCGAGTTGCCATCATGCGAGCCATGGAGCAGCGGTGCGATCGTGCGAGGCAGTGTGCCGCGTCGTGGTCCGTGATCGCCGTCGGTGGCCAGCCATGGTGGGAGGCGAGGGCCAGGGGCTGGGTCGTTCGCGGTCGCAGCGGCCGGCAGGTGGCGGCAGCGCTGGCCCAGGCGCTGGCCAATGATCCGCATAAACCTGCGCATGCCCAGCAGGCTTGTACTACTTATGAATGAGATTGACTGCGCTGCAATGGATCTGACCATGTAGTACATCCGCTCAACGCGATATGTGACCGGATGTAACGACGACTGTCACAACCTTGCGGAAAACGTGTTTTCCACAGTTCACGGTGATACAGATTCGTGAGATCGACTGCGCTGCAATGTATTTGGAGGTATTCCCTGAGATCGATTGCAGCGCAAGGGATTACGAGATTCGCAAGCAATTCTCAATTGGACATGGCACGGCAGATCGACTGCAGCGCAACGGGTTTAGCCGATTTACCGCACGCTCAGCCCAATCAGCCCACCGATCAGTGATTTCGTATCTAGGTGATACCGAATTGAGTAGTACGTGTGCCAATTTTTCGAGTTCTGGTGTGCCAGCTGTGTGCCAGTTCTTGCTTATCGTGCCACTTTCTAATTGTCACAAGCGGCTGAGATCGATTGCGGCGCAACGGGTCTGACCAAAGTAGTTCGGTTGTTCCCTATAGCAGCCGTGACGGTATGGGGTCATAGTGAGCGCACGGGGCACACACCCCACCACACGGACCACACCATGGAAAACACCAACACCACCACCACCGACGGCGCCACTGCCGTTCTGTCCGCAATGGTGCGGACGGCTCACATCATCGATGCCGCCACCCGGGCAGTCGATGCGCTGCAGAGCATCAGGGACGAGATCCCAGAAGACGAGTTCGAGGCCCTGGAGATGGCCTGGCCCCAGCTGGCGGACCTGATGAGTGCCGCGGTCGAGCTGGAACACCTGCTGGAATCACCGCTCAACTGAGCGCTCCCCCCCACCGCCCCCTGGCTCCGGCCAGGGGGTTTTTTTGTGCCCGGCCACCGAGCGGGCGCCCAGGGCCGGCCGCCGGTGGGGCGCCCCAGGGCCGGCCGCCGGTGGGGCGCCCCAGGGCCGGCCGCCGGGGGGGCACCCAGGGCCCGGCCGCCGGGGGGCACCCCAGGGCACGGCCGCCGGTGGGGCGCCCCAGGGCACGGCCGCCGGGGGGCACCCCAGGGCACGGCCGCCGGTGGGGCGCCCCAGGGCCCGGCCGCCGGTGGGGCGCCCCAGGGCACGGCCGCCGGTGGGGCGCCCCAGGGCACGGCCGCCGGTGGGGCGCCCCAGGGCACGGCCGGCCCGAACCGTGCATCCCCCAATGTTTCAGATTGTTACGCCGCCTTGGAGCTGTGACGCTGTGGGGTCATAGTTGGTTCATCGGAGGCAACCGCCGGGGCCTACCCGGCAATCCACCTTCACCCCATCGCACACCACGCCATGACCACTCCTGTCCCCACTGTTGACGACGTTCTCGAGCAGGCCGCAGTCGGTTGCGGCCACTACCGGTGGCACCTGGACGACGAATCCAGGATCGAGGTCGGAGCCGACATCCTCCGCCCAGCCCTCGAGGCCGCCTACGACCGCAACGACCCGAACTGGGTGGCGTTCGTCGAGATCGGCGCCTGACCCAGACACGGCCCGCCGGAGCCCATCCGGCAACCATCCCACCATCACCCCATCACAGTCATGCTTTGGATTGTCGAAACACAGCAAGCGAACTACTTGTTCGCATGCCCCGGGGCAGCCGAGGCGTTCGCCGCCAGCCATCGCAGGCACCTGTCAGACCTCTGCCCGGGCATTGGCCCCGTCGGCATCAGGCCGGTTCCACTGGCACCCTGCCACCGGTTCAGCACCGCCAATGCTGACCGTCCGCTGGAACCTGGCGACTCCGACGAGCGCTGCCGCAGGGTTCAGCGCCATGTCCACCGGTGGTGGGCAGAGCGGGATCGCTGGTGGGCATCAATCTGAGCCCGCCTGACCCACCACAAGGCAATGACTGAAGCCGCCCTCGTCGGCCATCTGCTGGCCAACCGTTACCGGGTCCCGAACCGGGCATTTATCAACTGTTTGGCCCTGGCCCGTCTAAATCCCTCTCCCCGCCGCAGGGTCACCGTTGAGGAGCTAATGCTCCTGTTCGGGCACAGCCAGCGCGGTGGCATCAGCCACCTCATGCTGGAGCTGCAGCGCTGCGGCCTAGTCGAGTTCGAGTCAGGAGTACGAGGCGCCCCCGGCTACATGATCTGGCGGGTGGGGCCAAAGGAGGAAAGGCCCGCCCGCAACACCCCATCGCATCACCATCTATGACCATCCATCGAGCCACCGTTCGCCAGGGCACAGATGGCTGACCGCTCAGCCCTGCGGACCGCTCGGTATCGCGCCCGCCTGGCCGGCCTGCCTGATCCCCTGGCCCCGCAGCCCTGCTCCAGTTGCGGGCGGCTCGTGCGGTCCGGCAGCCATGGCGCCGATGACGGGCTCTGCTCCCGTTGCTGGCTGCTCTCCCCAACTGGCCGCGAGTGGAACCGGAAGCGCTGCGCTGACTGGCGCCAGCGCCGATGTAACGACATGTAACAGGACGGTAGGGGTTGGCGCTCCAGCCCCTACCATTCACTCATCGGCAGGCCGAGCGCGCCGCCGATCCTCAACCCCCCGCCCGGCACTGGCCGGTGAAATCATGACCCGCATTCTCTCAACCATCCTGTTTGCTCTTGTGCTGGTGGCACTGGCCACCGCCCGCGTTGCCCGCTGGTGCTGGGCACACCGCCAGCAGGCGCTTAACGCCACTGCCCGGGTGGCCCTGGCCACCTACTCCGCAGGGGAACAAGCCCGCGCATGGTGGGAGGAGCACCAGACCGATGTCACCAGCGCTGTGGTGCTGGCCGGCCTGGTGGTGCTCACCACCGGCCAACGGGTCTGGAGCTGGGGCCGCAGCGCCCGGGTGGCCCTGGCCCAGCATCAGCGCCTGGCCTGCACGCTGCTGCAGCGGCAGCCGGTCGCAGCCCTGGCCCCGATCACCGCCAACCTGCAGGCGCTGTGGCATGGGTTCGACCTGGATGTGGCGTGATGCCACGGCCGCCACGATGGAGCCCGGCTGAGGTCGACTGCCTCAGCGAACTGGCAGGCCTACCGGTCATCCTCCTGGCGAGGCGGTTTCAGCGTCGCGCCCGGGCCGAGGGATGGCCGCCGCGCACGGCCAAGGCCATCCACATCAAGTTGGGCAAGCTGGGCCTCTCCGGCCACGGTCGCAGCAGGACTCGGGCCGATGACCTGGTCAGCTGCGGTGGCGCAGCGCAGATCCTCGGCTGCCCGTCAGATCGCGTCAGCCGCTGGATGGAGGAGCCGGCGCTGCTGCCGATTCTCAGGCCGGTCTGGGGAGGCCACCGCCGCTACGTCGGCCGCGACGGATGGCGCCGGCTGGCACGGCAGCGGCCCGACGTGTTGGGTGGGTTCGGTGCTGATCGGCTGTTCGAGCTGCTGGAGGATCGGGAGCTGGCCGATGCCGTGGCCGCGGCTCACCCCTACCAGCGAACCGACTACCGGATCCGCTGCGTCGAGACTGGCCGGATCTGGCCCAATGCGACGGCAGCCGCACGGGAGCTGTTCATCAGCCACAGCGCCATCGGCCTGGCGATTGCCGAGGGTCGCGCGGTGGCGTCTCTGGGGCTGCGGTTCGAGCGGCTGCGATGTAAGCTGCTTGTGGTGTGAACTGTGTGGGAGCCGCCGGAGTAGTGCCCGGCGGCTTTTTCATGGCTCACGGCATGGGGCCAGCAGCGCCGCGAGAACGCCGGCAGCCTGGAGCATCTGGGCTGGCGCTCCCTGCCAGCGCTCGACACAGCCACGATCGCCGGTGCCGCATGCCAGGGGAGGCACCAGGGCAGAGAGCGCTGCGAGTGCGACGATCGCCACCAATGCCCGCTCGATCAGAGGCCTCATCTGCTGCGTCGCAATTCGCGCTCAACTTGGAGCGCCACTTTAATCCGTTCCACGTCGCTTTTCAGTATCTTAATTTCATTGTCCTGATTTAGGTCATTCCTTGACATCGTCTGAATCTGTGACTTAATGACAGCAGAATCCTGAGATAGGTTGAGCAGCAATCCGAAGATTCCGGCAAGTCCGAGAACGATCAGGCCTTGAAACGCGTCGCCAAACCTACGCTCTAGCGGTCGCTCGTCCGGCTCCAGCTGGGGGGGTTGGCGTTGTCCGCCGATGGGAGGCATCGAATCTGAGAGGCAGCTGGTGACCATGCTATGGCAATGAGAGGAGGTCTACTGCGACATCGAATAGCAGACCGCTGCGGTGATCCTCAGGAGGCTCGCTATCCCATACCCATAGGGTTGATGTAGGTGCGATGTTGCTAGGGCTGCTGTGCCCTGACCAGATCACAGATGGCAGGAGGAATGGGTCTGTGCCCCCCTGCTGGCCGCGGTAGTGGGAGCGCAGCTGCTGCGCCTCGGTCTGCAGCAGGATGGCGTAGGTGAGCCGTAGGCGAATGCCATAGCGATCTGCGCCATGGGCGAATAGGACGGGATCATGGCCTAGGGTTGGCTCAGCTGTGCTGGGGAATAGCCCCATGCTGTATCGCCGTGTTGATGGAATCAACGCAGGGAAGTCAGCCATTAGTTCCTGACATAGATGGTTGATGCACCAATAGCAAACGTCTGATTAGTGCGGGTTATGTTTGTGCCGAAATCATTGAAGAACAGCAGTTCATCGGCTGATGCAGCTCCCCCTCTGGCCTTGTAGACCACAGCTCCCATGGCGGTGATCGTAGTGCTGGGCCAGGATGTGGCAGCGAACGTGATTATCAGCTGATCGTTGGCTGCATCGAGGTTTGCTGTAACAGCCACGGTCGCGCCGCCAGCTGTGTAGCCGGTTCCCGTCGCCTCGCCTGTAATGTCATTGCGTCGATCATGGGAATCCTTGTTGGCAGAGTATGAGTCAGTTACTAACATCATCCTGAACGTATCCACGTCGATGTCGATATTGCCTCTCGCCAGATCATTGGCGAATGAGTTGTAAATCAGAGATGCCATGGTGAGGTTGAGATGGGTTAGGGGCTGAGCACGGCGCCAGGCACCAGAACCAGCTGAAGGGCCAGTTGGCAGCCAGGCAGGGTGATGGTTGATGGTGCCACGGTTTCTAGGTTGACAATGACGCCATGGCCACCGCAGGAGTAGTCCTCAATTTCGCCGTCATCAATGTAACGCCATAGGTAATTACTAAGAACATAATCAGTGAGATTGCCATTGCTAATAGCTTCAGCGGACAGATCAAATGGATCCAGCGTGCCGCGTTGCCCTACGTAATGAGACAGGATCTGTAGCATTTCAACTTCGGTAAGCGCCACGAAAGCTATTCGCAGCTGCGCTTGTCGGAATACATTGCTATGTCTAATAGTTTGCCGCTTTCCGCTATGTCCAACAAATGGCGTTGCAGGATAGTTGCCAGGCGTGAAGGTTCTGGAGCTTGGGGTTATCGCCGGGAAGGTTGCCATTACCAATACTCAGTAAGGTCTTTGATAACTTGTATTGAACCTGTCCCATCTTGGTTGATCGTGCCAATGTATTCATGTTTTATGTTCAATGCCGGCCCGCCTATACCAGTGAAATCTAGGTTGCCCGCTAGGTTGTAAATGAAGATTGACGGCTGGGTAATCCCTGGCGGTTGTGTTGTAATAAGAGCCGGTTTTCTATACGATACAACCTGTCCGCGATATGTGGTTCCTACGAACCACGATGTTGCATATACCAGAATCTTCCCGACCGGTATTGATACAGACCCCGGCTGGATAACAATAGGTGCGCTTTCTATCATCCCCCATGGATAGGGATCGCCTGGATTGTACGTGGTGGTTGTAGTGGCCGTTCCACCGGTGGGTAACGGGTCACCAGCGTTGATGGTCCGGCCAGCCTTCTCGATCTCAGGCGGGATTGGCGTAGATCCCGGTTGGCATGATGAGAACGCACGGACCCGTAATGTGCTGCCAGGTGTATCAGCAGCAGAGACCACGTAGTAAGGCAAAGTATGGTTAATGTCTGTTTCGTTGACATACCATCTAAACGTGGTCTCTGCATTTTGCCCGTTAGTACATTTGCCTGCAGGAGACTTCTTCGCTGCTACAGCGTCGCCAGCAATGGCCCTGCCGGTCAGCCTCACACGTCTCCGGGGCAGCAGGCTGATCAGCGATGCTCCGCCGGCCAGGGTTACCCACCGAGGAATTGTGATCGGCTCTGCTGGAGTGTTGCTGATTCCTACATCTGCGGGCACAGTGGTATTGGTCGAGCTATTGATGTCGCAACCGGTTCCTGTTAGGTTTGATGTGAAAAAGATTCCTGATGGGGTTGCGCTAGTTACATCAAGAGCAATAATGCTTTGCAGATTCTCATTAACTGGTAGGTGGCTAGCCGTATAGGTAACCTCCCCATCCAATCCCTTGGTGATCTCTTCAACTTGGTATAAAAAATCATGATATGACTCAACATCTCCTATGGCATTGCGAGACAGGACAACTCGGATTACGCTGCCTTGCTGTAGATAAGTCTCGTGGAATCTCGGTGCAGCCTTGAAGCTGATTACATGTGTGCTGCGAATACGCTTGCTGAGTATGTAGGCGCCTACCTTGACTGCGTGGTCTTCGCGTGTACAGAATGCAGATAGGTCATGATTCTCATAAGGCCCCGCCGCCGCTGTGCCAGCGTAGCGGATCTCCGTTGTTCGGATGATGCCTACATCTGCGTCCAGTTGCTGCCGCCAAGTGACTTGTACTACAAAGGGTTGCCGATCAGTCCAGCTGGTATAACGAATATCAACCGAGCCAGGGATTATCAAATCCTCTTCGTCATCATCAAACGTGTAGTCAATGTTCAGGGATGATGTATTGATCGTGCCATTGGCATTCACCTGTAGCAACGGCTTCAAACCGGCTTTGCCATTGCGACTGCTGCTGCGCAACAGATGGTAGCGTCCCCAATCGCTGATCAGATCAGCATAGTTAATCGATGAACTGATGCAGCAGTTCGTAGTAATGTTGTTCGCATTAAGAAATCGGCTCGCAGCGGTGATCGAATCTGTATCAATCAGGGCTGTAGGAATCTGCGCTGATCGTATCATCAACCAGTACGCTAGATCTGCGAAGCTATCGCTGCTCACCGCGTCCAGATTGTCAAGCCAGCGCTTAACCTCCATTCCGTCGCGGATAAAGCAGTGAATCTGTCGGTTCCAAAAGTCAATCCCGTCAGGATATGTAACCTGAAAAGATAGTGTAGAAATATCTAGGTAGGTGCCGATGCTGCCGCAGTAATACGACGCCTCAGGTTTGATGTAGCCAGGCTGGGCAGCAATAACGTTCGCTGGTTGCCACGTACCAGCGCGGCGGTTGAACGTCTGGTTGAACGAACCCACCCTGCACTGACGCTGGAACACGTCCCGCACCTGGAGCGAACCGATCCGGCCCTCGCTCAGAACCAGGTGGTATGACGCTGTGAGCGCATTCGCCGCGTCGTTACTGAATCTGCACTCGGTCGCGCCAGGGCTGACGAACACCCCACCGGCGCCGTTGCGCCGCCGGCCGAACACGATCGGTACAGGGTCACCGATCCCATGGGCCCGCTGCCGCACATCGAGGGGGTTGGTGCCCCCCGCTCCGGTCTGCTCCGCAGGCATCGGAATCTGTCCAACCTGGATCGCCAGCAACGGCAGCGAGAGGGTCACAGCTGGCACCCCACGCCCATAATGGCCACGGTCAGGACCCGGGGCGGAACGGTCGCGCCGATCGGCAGCAGTGCGCTCCCGAGCTCCAGTCGGAACTCTGTGGCCGATGCGGTCGCGCCGATCGCCTGGCCGGTGAACTGGCCCAGCAGCGTCATCGTGGCCGGCGGTCCAGTCAGGTTGGTCGCAGCATCGAATCGGTAGAGCTGCAGCTCTGCCAGCCACCCCTCAGCCAGCGCCCGGTCAGCAGCCGTCACAGCTGTTGCGGAGGCTGGCATGCGCAGCTCTACCGATCGGCCAGTGCCGCCATCGCCATCGAGGATCCCGTCAGCCGCGAACGGCTGGTACGCCCATGCGCTGCCGCTCCAGCTGACCGCGTCCGACCAGTAGGACTGCCACCGTTCACGGGTCACACCAGCGAGGTCATAGAGCCTGAGGAACTGGACCTGTCCGTTCGCCATGGATCACCTCCTCCAGCCCAGTGCCACGCGCGCCTCAGGCCGCCGCAGCTGCCCCAGCAGCTGATCGCTCAGCTGCCGCATGCCGCGCTGATAGTCACTGAGGCTGACCCACCGACTGCCGTCCGGCTGCTGCAGCACCGGGCCGGTCGTGATGCTGATCCGCGGCCCGGCGCTGCTGCCCGGGCTGCCACCACTGGCCGATGGGATCACGCTGGCGCCGCGGCCACCGGCCAGGAACCGAGCCGCTGCCGCGGCCATCTTCGACTCTGGGATCACATACTCTCGCTCTCCACCTTCGCCGACCATGGCCAGGGTGGGGCGAGAGACCACGCCACCAGCCGCGAACGCTGGCACCGAAACGGTCGGCACAAACGGCAGATCAGGCGCTGGCAGCCGGTTGTAGGCCCCGATCAATCCATTGATCAGATTTACTACAGAATTGATCCCATTCGCGATGAACTGCAACACGCCTCGGAATACATTGCGAACAATGTTAGCGACGGATTGCATCGCCCGAGGCAGAGCGGAGGTTAGGTTAGTCCAAGCGTTCTGAATAAATCCGATGAAGCTATCAGCAAACCAGCTGAGAAACTTCAGGAGCGGTTCACGAAACGCTATCGCCATTGCAACCACAGCAGCAATGGCGAGCACAGTCCAGCCAGCTGGACCCGTGAACACTGCCAGCGCAGCCGGAGCCACGGAGCCAGTGAGGAATGACAGCAATGCTGTCAGCGCTGCTATGGCGCCGGGCACAGCAGCGGTCAGCGCGGCCAGGCCTCCAACAACAGTAGTTAGGACTGCAATGAGCGGAGACCAGGAAACTGCAAGAAGCGCAATGACTACAATCAATCCTCTAATCGGAGCGGGAACATTGTTGAAGACATCAACAACAGCAGTCATGGCATCTGTGATCTTCAGCAATGCAGGCAGCAGAGCGACAACAATATCCATCCCCAATGCTCCAACTTTGCCACCCAACGCTGTGAGCTTATCGCTGTATTCGTCAGCATTCTTAGCGAAGGCAGTTGTCATTTTAACTTTCATCTTGTCGATTGCATCGCCACCTTGATTCAGCATAGGGATCAGATCAGCGCCGCTTTTCCCGAACAGTTGCATCGCGAGTGCCGTCTTGTTCACACCATCAGGCATGTCCCTGAATCGAGTCGCAACAGCCAGCATCACGTCATCGGCAGAGCGTAATTTCCCTGACGCATCAGTAGCGCTAATGCCTAGATTTTTCAGGGCATTAGCAACAGGACCACTACCACCTTGAGCCTCGAACAGGCCTTTACTCAGCTTCATGCTGGCTTTGGCTACGGTCTCAATATCTGTCCCAGACGTGGATGCAGCTTTCTTGAATCGTGCTAATGATTCAACCGTGACTCCGGTTTTCTGAGATAGTTCGTACATCGCATCTCCTCCGGCGAGCGCACCTTTCGCCATGCCCACCAGCCCCGCGACGGACAGCAGCGGGGCCAGTGCTCCCATGGCGCCAGCCAGGCCGCCCATGCCAGCCGCAGCGGTCAGGCCTCTGAGCGATCCGGTGACCGTCGCGGCGGTCTGGCCGACCCCACCGAGCGCCTGCCCCAGGCGGGACACCTGGTCCTGGCCACTGACTGCAGCCCTGATCCGCAGCAGCGCATCCATTAAGGCCACTAGCCAATCCTCCGGTTGATCGCGTCGCGAGCGTGCAGCTCCATCGCCTGGATGTCACCCAGTATGGCAGCGTCAACCGTGATTCCGAGCACCGGGGCCAGCTGCAGCATGACGCCGTAGTCCAGCCCCAGCAGCCGGTCACCGCAGACCCGCCACTGAGTGAGGCATCGTGCGAACAGGTGCAGCTGTGGCTCCAGCTCTGGCCACAGCTCGAACGCCTCAGGCTGCAGCAGGTGGGGCTGCAGCTGGACGCCATAGGCCTCTGCATCGGCTGTCAGCTGGGTTGTGTCGCCGCGGTTCTGGAGGAGGTGATCCACGGCGCCTAGGAGTTTTTTGAGCGCGCCTTCTCGTGCGCTTCCCAGTACGTGCTAACCAGCACGTCTGCTACCAGCGCAACCTCTAGGAGCCGATTCTTCGCCGCGTCGCTGTACTCAATCTCCGTCCCATCAGGTTCGGTGATACCACGCCAGCCGGCCAGGATCTCAGACGCAATCTCTCGGGTCGGGATCTGATCGATCTCTTCATCTCTCGCAGCGATACATTTCAATCGCTGATACGCGAGCTGCAGTTCCTCCATTCGTGACGCTGGCAGCCGGCGATAGATCGCCTCGAACTGATGAGTTCTGATGCGGCCACCATCGGTGACTTCACGAATAACAATCGGCCACGAGAAGGTAGCCGACTGCTGCAGTACAAAAGACATGGCGATTAGGTGTAGACAATAGACCAGGTGTTATCACCTAGCAGCCGATACGGCAGGGTGACATGAGTAACGCTATCAACATCCTCAAATGTCGGAGAGTCAAAAGCGACTGAGCTAGCTGAGAACGTGATAATGTTTCCTGATGTGCCGCCATGCACCCAGCTCAGGCTGCCCGTGGTCTGTGCGCTGGCAATACCGATGAAGTCTTTGGTCCCAATATCTGGCAGCTCGATTGTAATTGAGCCGGACGGTTTACGATCCGTAATCCTCACCTGCCTAGTACATCCTGCCTTTTGCTCGAATACCATCTCAACGCCTAGGCTGAGGCTGAATGCCGTCATGCACGCTGATAGACCGTGCACGAGAACGTTCGTGGTGTTGTCGCTATTCACTGCTACGGGAGATGCCTGCGCAGTGTAGGTCTCAGTTGGACGGGCAAGCGCTGTAGGTGCAGCGAACAAGCCCATCTGATCAAAGGCAATTGTCGGCACTTCTCCGGCAGATAGGCTCAGCTCTGCTGTGCCGCGAATACCAGTGATCGCCTGACGCGATGCATTGTCCGCATAGTAATCCAGGGTATAACTGGAGAACAAGGAGTTTACCGGCGCATAGGTTACGCTGGTGCTGGTAACAATCCCCTCACTCAAGCCACAAGCTTTTAGCAGTGGACCATATCGAGGCGCCGTGCCAGCGGTGCCGCTGCCAGTGAGCTCGACCGTAGCCCTCACTGGCACAGATCGCTGAGTCACGATGCTGGGGCGATTGCCCATGTACGGCTGGATCGCCTCGCGTTCGGCCAGCTCCAGTGCCAGGGGACTGATGTCCAGCTGGGTGAACAGCAGCGCGTCAGTCGCCGCAGGCGCAGCACTGACGCCATAGGTGGACTCGGCTTTCACGAGCCCCAGTCGATTGCGCCATAGGGCCATTGTCAATCCTCCTCAGGGGTGATGATCGGATCTGCAGCAGTCGCAAGGGATGTCTGCTGCATCAGCTGCCATTCGCCGTGGACCAGCTCATAGGTGCCGCCCTCGCGAGGCAGTGGTGGTAGAGGCTCGGGATCAGGCATGGAGATCATTCAGTAACCAGATTGTATCAACCTGTTTCCAGGTTGGATTGTGACGTGCGATAGGTGACCTGATATGTATTCACCTGCCATAGGGCTATGAGATCGGCCTTGTCTCGCTGCGGATCCACCATGGTGGGAACGATGTCCACGGCCAGGCCGCCCAGGGTGCGGTCAGCCATGAGGATGCTGTGAGCCGACACCAGGATGGGGTCGGCCAGGGTGTCTGGCACGCTGCCGCGAGTGTGGATTACTACTGCGACGTCCATGGTCCAGCTCAGGCGGCAGGTGGAGATCGGCTGGCAGCGATCGGAGATCGGCTCGATCAGCATGGCCGGCGCCTCATCGCGTCCGAACGCCTCAGCTCGGCTCCGATAGACGGTGCCGATGCCGGCGGTGCCGGCCAGGATCGCGGCCATGTGGGCGAGGATCTGCTCGCGACGGCTGCTCACGGCTGGCCCTCCAATGCGGCGATGACATCGGCCGGAAGCGCATGGGCCGAGGCCATGGCAGCGATGGCCGCGGCCACCTCTGGATCGACCAGGCTGGCGGCCTGCAGCGACTGCCAGCCGGAGAGGAACAGTGCCGGCCCGCCGGTGCCAGCAGCGGCCAGAAGCACGGCAGGGAGCGCCCTGAGCACGGTGGAGGCCACGAGCAACTGCTCGCGCCGCGCCGGCGCTGCGGTCGGCAGCTCGGCGGCGATCAGCTGCTCAGCCCCGAGCATGGCGGCTGCCAGCCCCGGATGGTCCAGCAGCTGACGAAGGAACCCGGCCCAGTCCGGTTCGGCTGGAGGCGGGGGCAGATAGGCCGCGATCGCCGCCTCAATGGCCGCGATGGCTGCTGCAGTGAACTCCGCTGGCAGCGGCAGCACCAGCGGCGGGCGGCTGGGCGAGGCGTCGTCAGTGACCACAATTGTGGTCGGGGTATAGAGAATGCTCATGGAATAGAGGCAACTGTAAATCCAACCAGGGTTGACCTGGCGCCTGCAGAGGGGGTGAGCGTGGCCGCCGCCAGGCCAGGAGTGGTACCAAATGTAATTGGCGTTGTGTAAGCGACTGTCGTTCCGGTCGCGCTAACAAATGCGTTGGCAGCAGACGACGCGCCAATCAGGGCCATCGTTGATGTCGATGTAGCCACCAGCGACGCATAGACAACGCCGTTCGTACTGGCGTTGCTGACCATCCAGTAAATCCGGCCTGCAGTTAGCGTAAATGGAGTAACTGGCCCTTCGATCGTGGTCGCAGTCGCGCCTGACAGCGTGGCTGCAGTGGCACCAACGCAGTTCGTCGGCTGGGGGCTATTGCCTGTAGTCTCATAGATCATCAACTGGACGAGCGAGCTGGCGACGCCAGTTGTAACGCGGGCGGACAAACTATTGACCGTGCATGTCACCTTGGGAATGAATGGCACCAGCGTTGCTATTCCACCGCTAACGCCTGCTCCGGTTCCATACACTCCCTCGGCGGCGATTATGACGTTGCCTACAA